TGCACTAGTTGGTCATTGTTGCGTTTTTAGGGCATTTGGTGGGCGTTTCTGTGGCGTTCTGTCACAATCACAGTTCTGCAAACGTGTATTATGTATAAGGGGTGAGTGTGCCAACAGTTCAACGGAAACGGCGCGCAAAATCGAGCGCGACAAAGAAGAAAAGCGGCGGCAACGGGCGCGTTCGCAAACGTCAACTTGATTCGTCGAATTGGGTGTCGACCGGTCAGCTTGCGAAGGCGGCAGGTGTCACCGAAGAAGCGATACGGTATGCCTTGAAGGAAGGCAAAATCAGCGCCGTCGTGCGCAACAACCGGTACCGCTTCAACATGGATACGGAGTTACCGAAGTACCTGTCGACCTGCACGCGCCGCAGGGTGATGGGCATGAAGCAACTTGAACACGACGCGCCCGAAGCGAGCGACGAAGACGGCATCACCGAAACAAATGCCGCGCAGCGTGAACGCATGTACAAGGCGCGCCGGGCGAAGCTTGAATACCTGCAACTGCAAGGCGACCTTGTGCCTGCCGCGACGGTTGAACGCGAATGGCAGACCATTGCGCAGGGGGTGCAGGCGCGTCTTCTATCGATACCCGACCGCGTTTCAACGATGGTCGAAGGAATGAAACACCGCGAGATACACCGCGTACTGACTGAGGAAATCAGACACGCGCTAACCGACATCGCTGATTCGGTGCGCGAAGGGGTGAAGGCATGAACTGTTATAGGTCAGAGTGTACCGGCGTTGGTCGTTGGCGAATCGTGTTGTTGCTGTTCGCGCCGATGGACTACAAAGACGCACCGCCCGCGCGCGGCGAGACATCTTTGATTGTCTGTGATGCACACAAAGAAGTAACGACGGTCGACGACATCTTGACCGATGAATCTTGGGCGAAGATAGAACGAAGCTTCGCCGCAATCGGTCGCGTTATGCCGGTGCGCGAGCGTACCCGATTGGAGTTTGTACCATGCTGACCGCGTCGCCTGCCGTCGACCATCGATTCGAAAAACTCCGCGCAGGGTTGGCGCGCGCGTTTGAACCGCCACCTGAATTGACCGTCGCACAATGGGCAGACAATCACCGACGCTTGCCGCGCATATCATCGAGCGAGTACGGGCCTTGGCGCACGTCGCGCTTTCCCTTCCTTCGTGCTATCATGGAAGACCTTTCAATCAGTTCGTCAGTCAATGAAGTCGCGGTGATGAAAGGCGCGCAACTTGGGTTTACCGAAGTCGCTATCAATCTTATGTTCTACAACATCGACTATCACCCGGTACCGATGCTGTACGTACAACCGACGCTTGACAACATAGAGAAGTTCAGCAAACAGCGTTTTACCCCTAGCGCCGAAATGGTGCCGCAGGTCAGCGAACGGTTGGGCGATATGAAGTCGCGCGACAGTTCGAACACGATTCGCATGAAGTCTTTTCCGGGCGGCATTATCATTATGGGCGGCGCGAACAGCGGTGCGTCGCTGCGGTCAATGCCCATCGAAGTATTGATGCTCGATGAATGGGATGCGTACCCGACCGACGTTGACGCGGAAGGTGACCCGGCAGAACTGGCAATCAGACGAACCGCGAACTTCCCGCGACGCAAAATCTTCTATCTGTCAACGCCGCTTGTGAAGGAACTGTCGCGCATCGAACCCAAGTTCGAAGAAGGCGACCAACGCCGATACAACATACCCTGCCCGCGCTGCGGCAAGTTGCAGGTGTTGAAATGGGCGAATGTGAAATGGGAGTTGAAGAAGACGAACCGCGACGAACCGCGCGACGTGTGGTACCAATGCGAGCATTGCAAGAAACGGATTGACGAAAAAGAAAAGACGTGGTTTCTGTCGGAAGACAACGGGGCATGTTGGGTCGCTGAAAATCCGGGTGCCGAAGTTCACAGCTATCACCTGTCGGCGCTGTACTCGCCGCTTGGGTTCTACAGTTGGCGCGATGCGGTGAAGATGTTTCTTCGGGCGACGCACAGCAACAACAAGGAACTGTTGAAGGTCTTTGTGAATACTGTGCTAGGCGAGACATGGACAGAAGAAGCGCGCACCGTTGCAGCAATCGGTATCATGCGTCGAGCGCAGAAGTACCCGGCAGACGCACCGATGAAGGTTGCGGTGTTGACCGCAGGTGTCGACGTTCAGGAAGACCGCATCGAAGTCGAAGTCGTCGGTTGGTCGGGCGACCTTGAATCATGGTCAATCGATTACGCGGTGTTTAGGGGTGACACCGAAGGCGCGTTCGTGTGGCAGCAATTAGACGACTATCTGTTGCAGACTTGGGCGCACGAAAGCGGGCAACCAATCAACATCGCTTGCGCTGCGGTCGACAGCGGGCACCGGGCGCGAGTCGTGTACCGATACTGCAAGGTGCGCGAGCATAGAAACGTCTTTCCTGTCAAGGGCGATTCCGGTTGGGGCAAAGGGTATATCAAGCGTCCGATGCGAAAGCATCCTGACGGCGTTTGGCTGTTCACGGTTTGGGTTGACGAAGTGAAGTCGAAGGTATATTCGATGCTGCGGGTCGACGACCCTTCACCCGGATATTGTCACTTCCCACAGAAGACCATGTACGACCGTGACTATTTCCGAATGCTGACCGCTGAACGATTGGTCACCCGCAGGGTTCGCGGTTTCGTTAAGCTGCAATGGGAACTGTTGCCGGGCCGACGCAACGAAGCGCTTGACTGTCGTACGTATGCGCTCGCGGCGCTCAACATACTAAACCCGAACTTCGATGCAATCGCGCAGCGCGGCGGCATCATGCAATTCACGAATCAACCGATGAAGAAGCGCGCCCGTCGTCGCTCTTTGTCAAGCGGCATACACTAACCGAAGGGGGTACCCAATGGCCGATCCGGTCTACACACTCGCCGAAGCGCGCGCAATGCTCGCGCTGTACAAGGAAGCTGAAACGGTCGTCTTGACCGGGCAGTCGTACACTATCAAAGACCGCACGCTGAACCGCGCGAACCTGAAAGAGATTCGGGCCGGTCGCGCGGAATGGGAAGCGAAGGTCAATCGCCTTGAACATGGCGGGGGAATTCGCAGTCGTCGCGTCATTCCGCGCGACATCTAATTCGCCACACGAACGCAATACAAAACGCCACACGAACGCTATGCTTTGTCAATATGTGATTGTTCCTTGCCTGCGAAATGCGTTATACTATTAGGTATACAGACGACAGTATGAACGCTTTGCGCAAGGCGGGTCGATTTGGGGAAGTCAATCGAAGTTAGGCCGAACGTCGTTGACAAAGTCATAACATGGATAAGCCCGCGTCGCGGTATGGAACGTATCGCAGCGCGGGCCGCTTTGTCTTCGTTGCAGGCAACCGGGTACATCACAGGCGGGCAATCGAAGCGCTCGATGCGCGCTTGGCACCCGTCGCTAAAATCCGCAGACGAAGACACGGTACCCGCGCACAGCGACAGCGTTGCAAGTTCGCGCGACCTGTCGATGAACACACCGCTTGCGCTCGCGCCGCTGAAACGTATTCGAACAAACGTCGTCGGCGGCGGTCTTGTTTTGCAGTCGCGAGTCGACCGCGAATACCTGCGCCTGTCAGACGATGACGCTGACGCTTGGGAACGACAGACCGAACGCGAGTTCAGACTTTGGGCCGAAAGTCAGTTCTGCGATATGTCGCGGGCGCAGACGTTCGCCGACCTTCAAGCGATGGCGGTGTACAACCCGATGCTGTCGGGTGACCTGTTCGTCGCGCTTCCCTTCCAACATTTGCGCGGGTTCCCGTACGACCTTCGCGTCATGCTGATTGAAGGCGACCGCGTCAGCAATCCGCAGGGGTTGCCCGATGGCCCGTTCGAAGACAAGCAAGGGAAGAAACACAACCTTGTCGCGGGTATCGAGTACGACGAATTCGGTGCGCCTATTCGGTACTACGTGAACACGAAGGTGTACGGCAGTACGAATATCGGAACGTGGACACCGCTTGACGTTTGGGGCAGTCAGTCAGGTCGGCGAAATGTGTATCACCTGTTCAACAAGGAACGGCCCGGTCAGAAGCGCGGTATGCCGTTGCTTGCGCCGGTCGTCGAAGTCTTGAAGCAACAGACGCGACTTTCCGAAGCGGCGTTGATGGCAACAATCATTCAAGAATTCTTCACGGTGTTCGTGAAGTCGCAGGGCGCGCAAGGCATGGGTTCGGGGTTCGTACCGAACGCTTCGGTTGTTCCGCGCGGCAACGACGGCGAACCGACCGACAGCGCCATCGCGACCGACCAACGTACACTTGAAGTCGGTACCGGTAACGTGCTAGAACTTGACGAAGGCGAAGACATCGGAATAATCAAAGCTGAACGACCTGTCACCGCCTTCGAAGAATTCTTCTTTTCATACAGCAAGGCAGTCGGCGCGGCGCTTGAAATTCCGTACGAACACATGATACTTCATTTTTCGTCTTCGTACAGCGCTGCGCGTGCGGCGTTGCTTGAAGCTTGGAAGTATTACCGCACGGTGCGTATGTGGCTTGTGCGCAACTTTTGCCAACCGGTGTATACCGAATGGTTGACCGAAGCGGTGACAAAGGGCCGCATCGCTGCGCCCGGTTTCCTAGAAGACCCGCTTGCGCGTATGGCTTGGGCGAATTCGGCATGGTTGGGCGCGGGCATGGGCATGATCGACCCGAAGAAGGAAAGCGAAGGCGCAAAGCTTCGTATCGACAATATGCTGTCGACGTACGAAGACGAATACACGACAATCAACGGCGGTACGCCGGGCGGTTGGGATGGCATGATGGACAGGCGCAAGCGCGAGAATACGAAGGTTGCAGATGTCAAGGGCAGCGCCGCAACGACTGCGGTTGATGCTGTCGACGATACTGCCGAAGACGATACCGCGACCGACGACGTGACACTTGAAGACCTGACGGACAATCAATAATGCCGACACCGCGCGAAGGCGAAACGCGACAGAAGTTCATACAGCGGTGCATACCGCAGGTGATTCGCGACGGCACCGCAGAAGACGGTACGCAGGGGGCGGCGGTCTGTCACTCGATATGGCGGCAGAACAAACGCGGTGAAGCGACTGCCGAAGAAGCAAAGGAAGAATAGCATGTCTTTCGTACTCGATTGGGTGTTCGATAACCGATGGGCAATCACGCCGACAGCGCTTGAAGCAATCTTGTCGGTCGTTGACCGCGAAGACCTGTTGACGCTCGCAGACCGACCGCCCGAAGACCTGCAAGTCGCTTTCCATGTATCACCGACCGACGAAGACAAAGCTGCAATCGAAGCGCTTGACGGCGAACACCTTGAAGGAACGCGACGCGTCAGCTTGCGCGAGAACGTCGCGGTACTTCCGGTGATAGGGCCGATAGTGCCGCGCGCAAGCTTCTTCGCACGTATGTCGGGTATGGCAGACGTGCAGGGCATGGCGAAAGACCTGCGGGTCGCGCTCGATTCACCTGACGTTGACGCTATCTTGTTGAACATCGATTCGCCGGGCGGTGTTGTCACCGGCATCGCAGAGTTCGCCGACATGCTGTTCGCAGCGCAGGCGGTCAAGCCAATCGTCGCATACGTGTACGGGTTGGGCGCATCGGCGGCGTACTGGATTGCGTCAGCGACAAGCGAGATAGTCACAGCGCCGACCGCCGAAACGGGTTCAATCGGTATCGTTGCTGCGTACACCGACTATCGCAAGGCAGACGAAAAGCGCGGCATTCGCTCGCTTGAAATCGTATCGAGCGTGTCGCCGAAGAAACGACCTGACGTATTCACAGACGAAGGAAAAGCACAAGTGCAGCGTGCGGTCGACGACCTTGCCGACATCTTCGTCGCAACCGTCGCGCGCAATCGCGGCACGACCGAAGAAGACGTACGCGACAACTTCGGAAAGGGGGACGTTCTAGTCGGGCAACGGGCGGTCGATTCAGGATTGACCGACCGCATCGGTTCGCTTGAATCTATCATATCGGAACTGCAAACGCAGTCACAATCAACCTTTTCAACAGGGGGTATCGAAATGCCTATGACCCTTGAAGAACTGCGCGCACAGGAACCGGAAGCATACCGGGCCGCAGTCAACGAAGGAAGGCAGGCAGCAACGACCGACAACACGCAGGCAGTCGCCGACGCACGCGAAGCGGGCGCGACGGCAGAGCGTGAGCGCATACAGGGTATCGAAGCGCTCGACGCGCCGGGGTACGAATCGGTTATCGCTGACAACAAGTTCAACGCGGAAGCAACCGCCGAAAGCGTATCAAAGCTGATTCTCGATGCGCAGAAGGAGAAGCGCGAAGCGACCGCGAAGAATCAGAAGGAAGACGGCGAAGACCTTGCCGGGAAGCTGTCGGGTGTCGAGACATCGCAGGGCAGCGCGCTTGACAGCAAAGACGAAGAAGAAGCTGTCGTTGCGCAGATGGCGGCAGGCGGGAACAAGACGAACGACTAACCCGGTCGGCGCGCACAATCACAGGGCGCTTATCCGGTTGTACTGACGAACAGAAACCAATCACAATCAACGAAGGGGTGAACCAATGGCTGAAACCTTCACACCTGACAACCTTATCGCGGGCGACTTTCCGCGAGTTGGGGAAGAAGTGACCATCTTGACCGGCAACAACCTGACACGCGGTACGGTGTTGGGCAAGGTTACCGCGTCGGGCAAGTGCGTTGCGTGCGACAGCACCGCAGTCGACGGAAGCGAAGACCCGTACGCTGTGCTGTTGCAGGACACCGACGCGAGTGCTGCCGACAAGGTCGCACCGGCAGCGCTGTCGGGCGAATTCGCTGCCGGGCAGTTGACGTACGGCGGTACCGATACCGACGCGACGCACAAGGCAGCAATGCGCGCGCTGTGCATGTATATCAAGCCGGTGAGTGCGGGCGGTCTGTCAGTCTAGTCTGACAGTACCGGGAATCTACAACGTCAAGTGAACTGAACCAACAACCAACAACAAAGGGGTGCCAACAATGGCAATCGATATGTTTGATACCCGCACGATGCTGCGCGCCATCGAGCAAATCAAGACACCGCGCACCTTCCTGCGTGACACCATCTTCAACGATGTCGAGACACACACGACGAAGTACGTTGACATCGACATTCAGAAGGGCAACCGGCGCATCGCTGCGTACGTGTCGCCGCTTCTCGAAGGCAAGGTCGTCACGCGTGAAGGGTTCCAGACCAACACGTACGAACCGCCGTACACGAAGGAAAAGACCGTCACGACGGCGCAAGACTTCCTTACCCGCGACATGGGTACCAATGTGTACAGCGGCGGGTCGACACCGCAGCAGAAGGCGCAGCGTCAGCTTGGCAAAGACCTGCGTATGTTGATGGAACGTATCGACCGTACCGAAGAAGTGCAGGCGGCAGAAGCTATACAGACCGGCATTGTCACGGCGGTCGGCGAAGGCATTTCTGCAACCATCGACTTCGGCATGGCAGCGACGCACAAGCCCGCGCTTGTCGGTACTGACCAATGGAGTGACCTTGCCAACAGCGACCCGCTCGCCGACCTGAAAACGTGGCGCAACATCATATCACAGGACGCGGGCCTTGCGCCGCGCGATGTGATTATGGGGTACAACGCTGTTCAGTATTTCCAGCGCAATACGACGGCGAAGGCATTGCTTGACAACCGGCGAATCGCGCTTGGGCAGATTGTGCCTGAACAGTTGCCCGATGGCGTAATCTATCACGGTTACCTGAACGAAGCCGGTCTTGACGTTTGGGAATACACCGAATGGTATTACGATGTCGGCACGTCGACCGAAAAGCCGATGATTGACCCTGACAAGGTTGTGATGTGGGCGCGCGGTTCTCGTGCAACCCGTCACTATGGGGCGATTCAGGACTTGAAGGCGACGTTTGTTGTGCCGCGCTTCGCGAAGTCATGGGAACAGGAAGACCCGTCTGCCCGGTTCCTTCTGATGCAGTCTGCGCCGCTTCTCGCGCCGCACCAGATCGACGGGTTCCTGTGCGCGACTGTCGCATAAGGTGACCCGGTGTGACCTGTATGCGGCGTACCTTCGTGGTGCGCCGCATATCAACATACAACCGTTTCAAAGGGGGCAGAAGTGAAGTTGCGTACGAAGGTATCGGTGAAGTGCGACGGCAAATGGTTGCCTGTCGGCAGCGTGATTGACCGGTCGAAAGACGAAGCGCGTTCGCTGATTGACAAGGGCGTGTGTGTTCCCTGCGACACCGGCGCAGACATCGACCCGGAAGTCGACCCGCAGGGCGCAGCGGTCGAAGCGCTGTGCAAGCTTGACGGTGTCAATAAGACTGTCGCGGAAAAGCTGATTGCGGCGGGTTATGATTCGCCCGACGCGCTGCGCGATGCGGAAGTCAGCGCCGACGACCTGACCGACATCGAAGGTATCGGCGAGAAGACCGCCGACAGAATCATTGATGCGTTGAACGACTGACGCGTCGAGCGCGCGAAGGGGGAAGGGGTACGTTATGGCGAAGGGTTTGTACGACAAGGGGCGCGACAAGTTCGCAACCGGTGACATCGATTGGGTCAACGACTCGATGCGCGCTGTACTCGTTGACAAATCGCAGTACACCGCTGACCTTGCCAACGACGAATACCTGTCAGATGTGCCCCTTGCCGCGCGCATTAAGGCGGTGACACTATCCGGGCGCAGTACGGCGAACGGTGTGTGCGATGCAGACGATACGACGTTCGCGAACGTCGCAACAGGTGCAAGCGTTGGCGCGGTGTTGATATTCAAAGACATCGGAATCGACAGCGCATCGCCGCTTGTGCATTATGACGACGAAGCGACAGGATTGCCGAAGACCGGCGACGGTGACGATATAGTCGTCAGGTGGGATGATGGAACAGACAAGATATTCAAACTATGATTCTGCCTTGCCTTGTGCCGCTGAAAGACGGTCACCTAATGCAACCCGAATTCATTTCGGCGTTGTCGGTGCAGTCGCAGAAGGTCGCGGTGATGGCGGTGTCACGCGCTGCCGTTCCCGCAGGAAAGTACGCGTCACAGGCAATCACCCGCAATCGTCTGTTCAGCTTGTTGGAAAACGTCGACTGTCGGTTTGCGGCAATGCTCGATTGCGACAACATACTGACCGACCCGGACGCGTTGAACGATGCGTGTATCATGCTGTTGACAAGCGCTAGTGACTTGAAGGTCGTTCACCTGCGCATGAAACCGCGATACACGCCGGGTCACTTTGATATAGGGGCAATGGTGTTTGTCAAGGAAATCATACACCATATCAAGTTCACTTGCGACAACCCGCAAGCGTGCAACTGCACCGCGTTCGGCAAACAGGTGCAGCGCTGCGGTTGGCGGCAGACTTGGCTTAACGATTCGCAGCAAGGTCGACACCTTGCATACTTGAAGGAATAGTCGACATGGCCGATAGATATTGGGTCGGGGGTACTTCGAACTGGAACAGTACCGCGAACTGGTCAACGAGTTCGGGCGGCAGCGGCGGCGCGAGTGTTCCGGGCAGTTCCGACCATGCGATATTCGACAGCAATTCAGGTACCGGTACATGCACCGTTGACGTGACGACGACAGTACAACGGTTGTCGACTCCCGGTTATGGCGGTACGCTTGACTTCTCGACGTACGGCATGACAGTCGGAAGCTGCGAATTCTACAACGGAACAATCAACGGCGGTTCGGGTACCCTTGAAGTCACCGGCAACTTCGTCACGACCTTCTGTACTTTCAATGGGCAAACCGGTACACTTTTGTGGTCGGGCAGCGGTTCGTCGACATGGCGACATCAAGACAACGGGCACAACTTCAACGATGTCACAATCAACGGTACCGGTACGCTGACCTTCGAAGACGACGGCGGCACAAATACTATCGACATCGACGGCGACCTGCGCGTGACGGGCGGTACTTTCAAAACGAAAGACCCGGATGAAGGCGACGCTGACTTCGACATCGAAGGCGACTTGATAATCAACGGCGGTACGCTCGACTGTTCGAATTCGTCAAGCTTGTTCGAAGTCGCGGGTGACGTGACGTTCACGTCGGGTACGTTCACCGCAGGGTCGTCGAAGATTAAGTGCGATGGTACGACGACGCAGACGTTGACCGCAGACGAAGCAAGCTTCACGCTGTTCGACCTGCAAATATCAAACGGTGCTGCCGATGTCGACTTGGGTTCTGACATTCGCACAACCGGCGTACTGACCATCGACCTGTATTGTCGTCTTGACACCGTCGCGACTTACGATGTGTACTTGCGGCAGGCGACCGCAGGCACCGCGCTTGTACTGAACGGTTTGATATATGGCAACGGGTCGACGCTGCACTATGAAATCAACGCCGCAGGTACGCACTATATTTGCGGGTCGACGGGTTGGAACATCGACGGCGGGTTGACCGGTATGGCGCTGCACGTCGAGATAATCAACAACGTCACCGCGACGGTGCGCATGTCTGCCGACATTCGCGATGTCAACAACTTCGGTATTTGGTCGACGGCGGCGGGGTCTTCCGCTGTGATTACGTTCTATACAGACAACTATCACATTCGGAAGACTGACGGCACCGGCGAAGGCGTGTACGCGCACATTCGAATCGGGCCTGAACTTGCCGCCGACGCTTGCACGTTTACTTCGTATTGGGGTTCGTCGTCGATACGTTGGTCGTCGTTCATTCGTTGGCAATGGGATGCAGCGACGCACAACTTGCAGTCGGCAAGCTTCAAGGCGAAAGACGGCCCGGAGAATACAACATGGTCGGTATACGGAATCACGACCAACGCGGTCAACACAGCGCAGACCTTCAACGAAGGTACGTCGCTTGTTCAATGTCGCAACTTCGGCGAGTCATGGCAGGCGCGCAGCGCCGGGCCGGGTCACCCGGTCGAATACGACTTGTATGATGTGATTGTCGATTACACAGGCGGTACCGGGTACATCTATACATCGTTGCAGGCGAACAACAAGCTGTCGACGCTCGACAATGGTTCATCGAGCGAAACAAGCGTCGAATGCCATTGCGAATTCTATGCCGCCGAACTAGAGTTGACCGCAGATTATGCCGATGTCGTGTTCGACTTCTATGAAGACGACACGTACGTCGCGACGGTCGACGACTTCGATTTTCGCGGTACCGGTACGAACCGCGTGCGCATTCGCTCGCGCGTCGATACCGACGCTGCGCGCGTGAACGTGACGAACAACGGAACCGTGACGCGCACCGATGTCAAAGACAATAATCTGTCGGGTGGGTACATCGACGCGACCGACACAACCAACGTCGACAGCGGCAACAATTCGAATCATTGGGTGTTCGTTCTCGCGACTGTCGGCGGCGACCGATACGCGCCCGCAGGGGTTGAACGCGGTGTACTAGTCGGCACCGCATAGCGAAGGGTAATACTATGGCCGAAGTATCGAGACTGAAAAACGTTGCGACGCAGATTGTTGTACCGCTTATCAATTCGGCGGGCCGACCTGCGTATCACACCGGCACGCTGACGAATACTTCGGTGACTGCGTATTCGTATCAAGACGGGTCGGGGCCGACATCGCGAACCATTGCGGGCACACCTTCGCAACAGGGTTCTAGCGGGTTGTGGGCGCTCGCATTCACGCAAGCGGAAATGAATCCGGGCAGCGGTGCCGACGACTATATGATTGTGAAAATCAATGCCGACGAAATCGACGAACAGACGATTTTGATTCGTCTGATTCCGGTGCCGGTCGACCTGCGGCAAATCGGCGGGCAGTCTATCGACGGTAACAACGCGACGCTGAAACTGAAACAGCTTGACATTCAGAACAGCGCAGGCGATGCGTTGATTGTGAAGTCGACAGGCAGCAACGGGCGCGGGTTGGTACTCGCGGGCGAAGGTTCGGGGGTTGCCGCTGCCATCGATGGCGGTGCTTCTGCCGATGCTGTCGCAGTCAATTCGGGTACCTGCGGCGACCGCAGCGCGCTTGTGCTGAACGCGAATGACGCGGGTGCCTGTGTGAAGGCGCAACCCGGCAACGGTGGGTACGGTCTTGACGTGCTTTCTGCATCGGTGTCGGTCGCTGCCCGGTTGAAGGGCGGGTCGTCAGGCGGCAGCGCTGTACAAATCAACGCACCGGGTTCGGGCGGTACGCGCGCTGTGGAACTTGACAGCGCGGGCGACATGGTGATTCGCGCCCGCAACAACGGCGGGTACGGTGTGGTCGACTTCAAATCGAGCGGCGGCGCTGACGTTATCAAGCTTGATGGTACGGGCGGCGGTAACGTTGTGAACATGGTGACTGACGGTGCCGGGCAGGGTCTTCGCATCGTCGCCGGTACTCGCGCTGTGTACCTGCAAGGCGATGCGGGCGTACAGGTCGTCGCAGGTACCGCAGGCAGCGACAACTATGCCTTGAAGCTTGAAACGAACGACAGCGGCGCGAACGTTGTAGAAGTGACAACGCCAATCGGCGCGACCGGGTCGGTGATGGTTCTGTCGAATCCGGGCGGCAGCGGTCAAGGTCTTTCGGTCAGCGCGGGCGGCGATGCAATACACGCCGAATCAAGTTCGAACGGACACGGTTTTCACGGTGTCGCCGGGCACAACACCGACAACGCAGGTATTCGCGGTTCGGGTCGTATCGAAGTCGCCGGTGCCGTCACGCATGGTATTGTCGGTATCGCGGGCGGTGATACAGGGTCGTCGGTTGGTGGTGACGGTCTGCGTGTCGTTGGGTACAAGCCGGGCAACGGCGCAACCTTCACGAAGGGCGCGACCGGCAAAGACATCGACGCTGACCAATTGGATCAGTTGCTCGTCGACACCGCTGCAATCATCGTTGACACGACGGCGATACTTGCCGACACCGCAGACATGCAACCGAAGCTTGGCGCGCCGGTCGACTTGGGCAGCGGTTCGACGCTCGCAGACAATGCCGCAGATATGGCAGGCGGCAGCTTCAACGCTTCGACCGATTCGCTTGAAGCAATCAGCGACGCGGTCGCGACTGTTGATGGAAAGGTCGACGCGTTGCCTGACGCTGCCGATACCGCTGATGCTGTTTGGGATGAAGCGTTGTCAGGGCACAGCGGCGCAGGTACCGCAGGCAAGACGCTTGCCGACGTTCCTGACGCTGACGCGAATGCTGATGCTGTTTGGGAAGAAGACATCACGACGCACACCGGTGCAGACAAGGCAGGGCAGAAGCTTGCCGACGACCTGACCGATGCTGACTTCGTTGATTACAGCTTCGAACGCAACGTGACAGGAAGGCACGCGAATCAGAAACCTTCTTCGTACGAAGCGGGTACCGGCGCGCACAAGGTCACGGTCGCGGTTGGGCAAGATGTGAACTTCAACACCGAAACTGAAACGGTCGTCTAGTATGCCGACGCAGTACATCGACCCGACAGGAACACCGACCGCCGAATCGAGCGGCACGCCATCGCTAACGGTGATTGCACTTGAACCGTTCAAGCGGTACGTTGCCGCCGATGTCAGCGACGTATTCCTGAACGGCGATGAATTCGGCGAAGACGCGACGTACGCTTTCGCTGACGGGCATTCGCAAACCGTCACCGGAATCTTCGACGAAGAAGCGACGACCGTTGACATCGGTACCGAAGCTGACATCATGCAAACCGGGCCGCAGTTCATCGCAGACAGCGACAAGTTCGAACGTGTGCCGGGCAAAGGTGATTCGATGGTCATTCGCAATCGCACGTTCAATGTCAAGGAAGTTCACCCGGACGGTACCGGCGTGACTGTGATTACTCTGTTGAGAAGGTGACACTATGCCGCACCTGCGCATACAGATTCGTCGTCGAGTCAGCGACCGCTTGAAAGCGACCGTTGACGTTGGCGGGCGTGTGTTCACCGAACGACCTGTACCGGTCTTCGAAGGTGAAATGCCGGTCGCGTTGGTGTACTACACGAACGAAGCGATTGTCGCGGTCAACGCCGCACAGGACACGTACGACCGACGCTTGACGATGAACGTTGACCTTCTGCACAAGGTACGGCAGGGTATCGACGACTTCCTTGACCGGTTGGCATGGCAGGTCGAACAGACCATGCTTGAAGATACGACGCTTGGCGACCTTGACGGTGTCGACAATGTCAAGCTTGTATCGAGCGTACCGCTTGACCCTGACGCAGACGGTGAACAGGTTGCCGGTCTGACCCGGTTGACGTTCGAAATCGATTATCACAGTTATGTGTATGTACCGAACGCGACCGACGAATTCCTGAACTTCGGTGAGAAGATAGACGCGCCAATCGGTGACGGCGCGACAATTGAATTCAACCAAACAATAAGGAGTGAATAACGTGCTGTATCTGAAACCGAAAGACGGTTCGCAAGTGCGTCGACCTGACGGTACCTTGTTGCCTTCGCGCGGCGCGCACGTTCCCAATACCTCTTACTGGCGCAGGCGCTTGAAAGCGGGCGACTGCGAGACAATCGGCGCACCGCAGGGTCGGAAGTCGAAACCTGCGCCGACCGATAAGAAGGTCAAAGACAAAGACAAAGACAAAGACTAGTACCCTTCAACCGTTTCACTTCCTTCAAAGGGGGAAGCAATGACAATACCCGCAAATCTGCGCGCGCCAATCATGGCAATCGAGTTCGACCCGTCGCGCGCCTTCCAAGGCCCGGCGATTCTGCAACACACGGCGTTGATTGTCGGCAACCGTCTGTCGGCCGGCAGCGTTGCCGAATTGGTCATACGTCGCGCAACGTCTGCCGATGAAGTCGGTGACTATTTCGGTGTCGGTTCTGTGATTCACAACATGGCACAAGCTTGGTTTCGCAACAACAAGCTGAACCCGGCGTACTTCGTCGCGCTCGACGATGCTGCCGCAGGTGTCGCCGCAACCGGTACGCTGACGCTGTCAGGAACAGCGACGGCGGCAGGTACGGTATACCTGTATATCGGCGGTCGTCTTGTCACCGCAGCGGTCGCGGTCGGCGATACGGCAACCGATGTCGGCGATGCTGTCGAAGCTGCGGTGAACGCTGTGACTGACCTGCCTGTGACCGCAGCGAATGTCACCGGTACCGTGACCTTCACCGCACGCAACAAGGGCGAACACGGCAACAGTATCGACCTGCGCCTGAACTACAACGACGGCGATGTACTGCCAACCGGTGTCACCGGTGTCGTTGCGGCGATGGGCAGCGTTGTCGCCGGTGCGACCAACCCGGACATACAAGACGTTATCGACATCTTGGGCGATACGTGGTATCAAGCGTTCGTGTGTCCGTTCGTCGATGCGACCAACCTGACCGCCATCGAAACAGAGTTGGCCGACCGCTTCGGGCCGATTCGCATGAACGACGGTGTGTACTACACGTCGAAGCGTGATACGCTTGGCAACCTGTCGTCGTTCGGCAGCGGGCGCAATTCGCCGCATGTCACTTGCGTCGAAGCGACCGACACAATCAGCAACCCGCACGAAGTATGTGCGATGTACGCCGGGCAGATTGCGGCAGAAGCAAGCGCCGACCCGGCGCGCCCGTTCCAGACGCTTGAACTTATCGGTGCGGTGCCTGCGCCGGTCGACGTGCAGTTCACGTACGCGGAACGCAATACACTTCTGTACGACGGTATCGCAACTGTCAACGTCGACAGCGGCGGCAAGGTGCGCATCGAACGCGCTATCACGATGTATCAGAAGAACGCGGTTGGTGCCGACGACATCGCGTACCTTGACGTGAATACGATGCTGACCCTGATGTACCTGCGATATGACTTCCGCAACTACATCTTGACGAAGTACCCGCGCGCGAAGCTTGCGAACGATGGCGTGCGTGTCGCACCGGGTCAGCAAATCATCACGCCGAAGATAGGCAAGGGTGAAGCGCTCGCGAAGTTCCGTCAATGGGAACTGTTGGGCCTTGTCGAGAACTTCGACCAGTTCAAGACCGACCTTGTGTGCGTTCGGTCGCAGACTGACCCGAATCGGCTTGAATGGATCTTGCCGCCCGACCTTGTCAATCAGTTCAGGATTGGCGGCGCGACTATTCAGTTCCTACTTGAATCGCCCGCAATCTAGCGGGCGGTTCAAGGTTGCTTGACAAACGAAAACCGCAACCCATAGAAGGGGGTAAGACATGCCTGACAATCGACGCGCCGGTACGCTGTTCGTGAAGGTGAACGGCGTGCAGTATGACGCAAAAGGGAACTGGACATACAACGCCGGGCAACCGAAGCGTGAAGCTATCGTCGGGCCTGACCGCGTACACGGTTACAAGGAAATGCCGCAGGTGCCGTACGTGGAAGGCGAAATCACCGACGCGGGTACGCTGTCGTTGATTACGTTTCAGAACATCGTCGACGCGACCGTCACGCTTGAACTTGCGAACGGCAAGGTGTTCATACTTCGCGACGCATGGTATTCAGCCGATGGCGACGTGCAGACCGAAGAAGGCAACATACAAGTGCGCTTCGAAGGGATGGACGGCGACGAAGTGAGTTAGCGCCGACAGACCTTCGGGCGTTCCACCCGTCAACCGCAGTTCAGCAAAGGAGACAGAAGCGTATGACGGCAACAGGGCAGGCGACCGGAACCGAACCGGTCTTGACGGTGTCGCTCGATTACCCAATCGAGTACGACAGCCAACGTATCACCGAACTTGTCTTCGACCGCAGACCGAAGGCAAAGGACTTCAAAGGGTTGCCCGCAGGCAACTTCACCTTCGACGAAACGCTGTTGCTTGTTTCGCGTCTGACCGGCGTACCTGTACCGGCAATCAACGAACTTGACATCGCAGACTTCACGAAGGTAATGAAGGGGGTGTCGTCTTTTTTGCCCGATGGCCTGTCGATTGGCGAGAATCAATAGCGTTGATTGCGTACAGCTTCCATTTCCCGCCGTCAGAGATTTGGGAAATGGAAGCTGACGACCTGCGCTTTTGGGTCGACCAACTGATTTGGATCGGCAGGGAACAAAAGAAGGCAACGAAGACGAAGTGAAAAGGGGCGAACGATGGCGGTGACACTCTTTGGTATCAAGATTCCGATTGTCGGCGTTGACAAGCTGACGAAGGAACTAGGCATTGCGCAGAAGAAGCTAAACACCTTCGGGCAGAACGCAACGAAGGTCGGTCGCACAATGTCAATCGGGTTCACCGCCCCGTTCGCTCTTTTTACCGGTTCAGTTATCAAGACAGCGGGCGACTTCGAATCGAGCATGAACCGCGTTAGCGCGCTCACCGGTGCGGTCGGTGGTGACTTCGACCAACTGCGGAAGAAGGCGCGTGACTTGGGCGCGACAACACAGTTCAGCGCTTCGGAAGCTGCCGACGCAATGGGTTTCTTGGGCATGGCCGGTTTCGATAGTAACCAGATTCTAACATCGATGGGCGACACGCTGAATCTTGCCGCAGCGGGTCAAATGGAGTTGGGCCGAACCGCTGACATCGCTTCGAACATAATGACGGGGTTTGGTAAGAACGCTTCCGACATGGATGATATAGCGAACGCACTAGTCGCAACCTTTACAAAGTCGAATACCAACCTTGAACAACTAGGGGAAGGTATGAAGTTCGTTGCCCCTGTTGCCGCAGGCATGGGTATCGAAATGAATGAAGTTGCGGCGGCGATGGGAAAGCTTGGCGACGCGGGTATTCAAGGTAGCATGGCGGGCACGTCGCTGCGCGGCGCGCTGTCGAAGCTTGCTTCACCTTCGCGCGAAGCGGTGAAGGTCTTGCAGCGGTTGGGCATTCGTCGCGAAGACTTGCTTGACGCAGAAGGCAACGTACTGTCGTTGACAAACACGATTCAGGTATTAGAGAAGGCGGGCGCAGGTGCCGACGAAATGCTTGAAATCTTCGGCGACCGGGCCGGGCCGGGCATGACCGCGCTTGTTAATCAAGGCAGCGGTGCGTTGATTGCGCTTCGCAATGAAATCGACGGCGCGGGCGGCATTGCTGAGAAGGTCGCTAAAAAACAAATGGAAGGTTTCAACGGTCAAATGAAGTCGTTGAAGTCTGCGTTTGACGAACTGAAAATCGCGATTGCCGATAGCGGGTTGCTTGCCTTCGTAACCGACATGGTGGAGAAGCTGACCGGGTTTCTGCGCGAGTTGTCGAAGGCGAACCCGGCATTTCTGAAATGGGGTATGATTATCGGCGCGGTCGTCGCTGCGATTGGGCCGATGTTGCTTGTGTTGGGAACGCTTGCGACTTCTATTTCGTCAATCATCGCATTGTTGACCGGGCCGTTCGTCGCAGGGTTGATTGCAGCGGCGGCACCTATAGTCGCATTTCTTGCGCCGATACTCGCGGTGATTGCTGCGGTGTTGGTTTGGGCGAACGTGATGCGCTTGATAATACAGAATTGGGATAACTTCGCGAAACCGTGGGAAGACTTCGGTATCTTCGTCAAGGCGCTAGGTTTTTTCTTCGGCGACCTGCTGAAAGACTTGCTTGGGTTTGCCGCTGCGCTCGCGCGATTCATTCTTCCGAAATGGCTTGAACGTCTTATCGGTCTGTCGCCGTCGATTGCCGAAGAAGCTGTCGCAAGCGGTGAAGCTGCATCGATAGGCGCGCAAGCTGCCGCAGGTGCAGCGTTGGGCGGCACTAGCACGACAACGAACAATGCCGCCGTCGATGTCACGTTCAGGAACGCACCGCCCGGAACGCGTACAGCTATCGCAGGCGGTGACAACGTCACGACGACAATGCAGGGCGGGCCGCTGCCCGCGACTGCGCAATAGGGGTACACTATGCTGTCATGGCGATTGAAGTACAGACAGGCAAAGTATCGCGGCGTTGAATTCTTCGTCGACCGCCACAGCGTCAGCGGCGGGCGAAGACTTGAGCGTCACGAATTCCCGTTGCGCGACGAACCGTATGTCGAAGACTTGGGCCGCAGGGCGCGCGGGTTCGATGTCGAAGCGTATGTGTTGGGCGATACGTACTTCGCCCGGCGCGATGCGTTGATTGCTGCGTGCGAACAGAACGGGCCGGGCCTGTTGGTTCATCCGTACTTCGGTTCGATGTTCGTGTTGTGTCGGTCGTACAGCGTCAGCGAATCAACCGGCGAAGGGCGCGTCGCTCGATTCACGTTGACGTTCGAAGAAGCGGGTTCGCTCGCCTTTCCGGGTATCGTTCGCGATACACGGTCGTCGCTGAACCTTCGCAAGATTGGCGCGCTTGCGGCAGCGTTCAACGCGTTTCTGTCTGTGTACAGTACGGTGCGCGCGCAGTACGCGAAGGTCGCAAACGCAATCGCTTCTATCGAAGCGGGGTTCGATGCAATAGATTCGGTGAAACGTCTTGCCGCCGACAATCCTGACTTCGCGCGGCAGATTGCAGGTCTTGCCGGGCGCGCTCGCGAGTTGGTGACCGATGCGTCGTCGCTTATGACGAACACGCAAGACCTTGTTGCCTTCGGTACCTATCCTGACCGGGGTGACCTGCGCGCGTCGTTCGCGAACGGTACATCGCAGTTCGCCGAACAACGCAACCTATTCGACTTCGAACCTGCCGAAGCGGGCGCAGAAACAGACCCGGCAGACGTGTACGCGAAATACCTTGCATGGTCTGCGGTGATTACGGCGGGCGGTCTGATTGGCGAAATCGAATTCGATACGTACGAAGCTGCGGTCGAAGCGCAAGACGCGGTACTAGCGCAGGTCGATACAATCATCGAATCGAACATTGCAACCGACGACCTGCGTATATCGCTGCGCGACTTGCGGCAGGCGATTGTCGAAGATGTACGCGCGCGGTCGGCAACGCTGCCGCGACTGACTGAAATGACCTTGCCGAACACGCTGCCCGCGATTGTTCTGTCGAATCAATTGTACGGCGACATCGAGCGCGAAGACGACCTTGTCAGGCGCAACGGTGTCGACCATCCGGGGTTTATGACTGCCGGGCAACCGATACAGGTGCTAGTCGATGCCGAATGAAGAAGTGACAATGTTGCTTGAAGGGCAACGCTTCTTCGGTTGGAAAGAAGCGCACGTACGGCGTTCTGTCGAATCGCTGTCGGGCACCTTTTCGTTCTCATTGCTTGACAAATGGGCAATCGAACAAGACCCGCTTTTGATTCATCCGGGTCAGAACGTAAAGCTGTACTATGGCAACGACCAACTAATCGACGGGTACATTGACCGGTACGACGCTGCAATCAGCGAATCGTCGCGCACGCTCGCGATTACCGGTCGCGACAAGACCGGCGACCTTGTTGACTGTTCGCCGACCGGTGTGCCGGGTTCATGGCGCAACATAAAGCTTGACCGACTCGCGCTTCTATTAGCGTCGCCGTACGAAATCGATGTCGTCACCGAAACCGATGTCGGTGCGGCGTTTCCGACCTTCGCATTGCAGACAGGCGAAACAGCGTTCGAAGCGCTGACGCGTGCGGCGCAGAAGCGTGCGGTTCTGTTGGTCACGAACAACGACGGCAATCTAGTTCTGACATCGTCGTCGAGCGAACGCACGTACGACGGTCTTGAACTTGGATTCAATATCAAAGACGCGAGCGTCAGCTATGACTTCACCGAACGGTTCAGCGACTACACGGTGAAGGGGCAGACAAAGACCGCCGGGTCGGGTTGGGATGCATCGACTATTTCGATAACAGGTGAAGCGTTCGACGATGAAGTGTCGCGCTTTCGCCCGCGCGTCTTGAAGGCGACAGGCGCAGCGTCGAAGAAGGGGTGTCAGAATCAAGCGCGATGGGAAGCGAACGTACGCGCAGCGAAGTCGGTGACGGTGCGGTGTGTCGTGCAGGGGTTGCGGCAGACGAACGGCGACCTGTGGACTATCAACAGGCAAACGAACGTCAAGCTTCCTGACTTGGGTGTACAAAATTCAATGCTGATAACGACGGTCGATTTTGCAATCACAGCGTCAGGTACCGTCACGTCGTTCGAACTGCGGCGACCCGACGCGTACCAATCACAACCGGCGAAGACTGTGAAGTCGGTGCCGAACTTGGGATGGTAGCCAATGCCAGAAGAAGAAATGCAGGAAGTCGAAGTCAAGACGTATCGCCGACTTGGGAAAGAAGAAGCGGCGAAGCTTGATTGTTCGAAGACCTGTCACAACTTCGCAGCGAACAACGCGGTTGCCTGCGCTATCTGTGACGGTCGCATACTGTACGCGAAGAAGGAAGAAGAATAGTGCCGGGCGTACTCGACGCATTCGAACGGTTTATCGCGCCAATCAAGCGGCGGTTGTCGCTTGCGGTTGTGCGCGCGTTGCTCGATACGACTGACGACGGCGGTGTCTTGCAGGTCGTGCAGGTCATACCGGGTGACGACGAAGTCGTCGAAGACGTTGAAGTCATGCACCCGTACGGGTTCACGTCGCACGCGCCGAAGGGTTCGCCGGTGTTGATGCTCGCGCCGAACGGGAACCATGAACTTGCGGTCGCGCTTGTCGGTTGGAAGGCAGACCGACCCGCAGGGTTGGAAGAAGGCGAAGTCGCGTTGGCGCATGAGAACGGCAACAAGGTCGTATTGAAAAACAATGGCGACATCGAAATCGGTGAAGCTGACTTTTTGAAGTTGATAAACGAGAATTTCAAAGCAACGTTTGAAGGTCACGTACACAACTTCACCGCTGCGCCTTCTGGCGTGTTCTCGACAAGTACACCCGCGTCTGATTCGGGTGTCGGTATACCGCCTGTCGGCGGCGCGGTCAAACCGTTTCCCGCGACAGTACCGGCAAGCGACATGACATCGAAGACGAAGGCAGAATGATATGACGACACGAATACCGACCGAAGGTGATGCACGCTTCACGCACGTCGCTGCGCAGGGGTATGCCGATGTCGCTATCGTGAACCGCGACCTTGAACGCGACGACGGACTTGAAACCGCAATCACCGTTTCGCTGTTCACGAACCGTCGCGCCGACGACGAAGACGAATTGCCTGACGCAGACGGTTCGCGTGAAGGTTGGTGGGCCGATGCGCTGTTGTCGAACGGCGACAAGATAGGGTCGAAGCTTTGGTTGTTGGGTCGCGGCAAGTTCGTTGACAGCTTGTTGGTCGACGCAGAACAGTACGCGACCGAAGCGCTGCAATGGTTGCTTGACGATGGCGTTGCCGGTTCGGTCAATGTCGTCGTCGAGCGTGTGACCGAACAGGTGTTCGTCGACATCGACGGTATCAAGCGGGTCGACGGTTCGCTGTTGCAGATAACGGTTGAAGTGATACGACCGGACAACGGCGAATCAATCTTCTTCCCGTACTATTTCAACTGGAAAAATCAAGTCGCACGAAGGGCGGTATGATATGGCATTTGCACGACCGACAATCACACAAATCTATGACCGGATAGTCGCCGACATGGAATCGCGGTTGACCGGCAGCGTGACGCTTCTGCGTCGTGCGTTGCTGCGTGTACTCGCTGCGGTGTTCGCCGGTGCGGTGCATATTCTGTACGGGTACCTGACCTTCATTAGCGAACAATTGTTTGTCGACAAAGCTCAACGCGAATGGCTTGACCGTCATGGTTTCATTTGGGGAGTCGACCGCAAAGCTGCGGAATTCGCGACCGGCACGTTCACGTTCAGCGGAACACCTGCGACCGGCATACCTGCGGGTACGCGTGTCGCCCGCGCGAGCGATGGCGTTGAATACGAAGTCGACAGCGGCGGCGTTGTTGGTGGCGGCGGTACTGTCGACCTTGCCGCAACTGCGGTTGAAGCGGGTGTTGATGGCAACATGACCGACCCGGCAGGTGTTGCACTTGTCGAACCCATTGCCGGTATCACCGGTGTTGTTCTCAATGGTGACTTCGAAAACGGTGTCGACGAAGAAGCTGACGATGATTACCGCGCGCGCATTCTGTTTCGAATACAGGAACCGCCCGCAGGCGGCACCGCTGCCGATTATGTGCGTTGGGCGACCGAAGTACCCGGTGTTGACAAGGCATGGTGTCACCCGAACACGCCGTCGCCCGGACAGGTCACAGTATCATACTTGGGTACCGCAGGGGCGACGACAGTTGAAGACTATATCGGCGACCGTATGCCGGTCACGACTGACTTGACTGTCGTGAAGCTGACCGGGTCGGCGTACATACTGACGCTGAACATCTATATGCAGGTTGACCCGAACACGCCAGAACAACAAGCGGCAATCGAAGCGAACCTTGCCGCACACTTCGAAGCTGTTGCTGCGCCGGGCGCGACAATGTATTGGTCGCAAATCGAAAACGCGGTCGCAACTGCCGGGCCGGTCAAGTTCCACATATACGCGCTGACAGGCGACGTACCTGCGACCGACCCGGTGACGCAAGACCTGTTGTACAGCGGGTTCGAATACGGCGTGTTGGGTACTGTTGCATACGTTGATTATCCGTAATGGAGTGAACTATGGTCAGCGGTGGATTGACAATCACAGGTGTCGAACTTTGGGAAGACGACGGTGTCAGGTCTTCGGCGTACTGGCCGTTTGAAACTGCGTCGCCGCTGCCCGACCTGAACCCGGTTGTGCCGCAACAACGCTTCTTCACGTTCGACTATCTGCAAATGCTTCGCCGACTGTTGCCGACCGGGTTTATCTGGCGGTTCCCAATCGGCGAACCTGACGACTATTGACGGGGTAGAATATGGCAGCGCCTAATTCGTGGTTTGGCAAATTGCTTTCGTGCTTCGCGACTGAACTGTCGCGACTTGAAGCGCGCGTGATTGCGTTGATTCGCGAAGCGGTGCCGGGTCTGTGCGATGAACTGTTGTCTGACTTCGAATCAATGTTGGGCCTTCCCGAAGTGTGTATGCCGCCTGTGCAGTTGAAAGGTGAACGGCAGGCGAACGTTCATGCGAAGTACACGTCGAAGTACACCGGTCTGTCGGAGCAGTTCTATATCGACTATGCTGCAAACATGGGAATCACTATCACCATTGACTATCAAGGCGGTGTCGGTACACCGTTCAGGACAGGCGGCGCGAGTACACCCGATGTCACGCGCGTCAGCGAACGCTTGTGGTCGGTCGCGACGTTCTACATTTGGCGGGTGAACGTGGCAATGACCGAACCGCATTTCGATTCGCTTGTGTGCATGTTCGAAAAGCTGAAACCTGCGCACACGGTCGTCGTCTTCAATCGATACTAGGGGGTTGACAAATGGCACACAGAACAATCGGCGACAGTTACGGCACGTCGGGAACGAAGCGGGTATACCGCGAAGAATCGCCGGGCAATTGGGATGCGACGCAGTTGAAGGCAGAAGACGCGAACCAATTTCAGGAAGAAATCGCGAACATCATTGAAGACGCGGGCCTGTCGTTGAATTCGCCGGGCGAACCGATTGCTTCGATGAATCAAGCGTCGGGTGTCATTCAGGGGTACGTCGCTGCCGAAGCATTCACCCGCAACGCGAACGACCGCGTTGCGAACGGTGACCTTGTGCGCAACGAAGTCAACGACCTTTCAATCGAAACGGGCGACGGCAACCGACCGCTTGCGCATCTAATGCGTTTCTTCGCTCGCGATATTCAGGGGTGCAAGGTGTCGAACCCGATAGTGCCGTCTGACACGGTGCAGGTCGACGACGGCATCGCTATCGACGCGACGAAGTCGCAGATAATCAATTTCGAATCGGCGATAGCGAAAGACCTTGAAACGCTTTGGGTCGCGGGCGCGGGCAATGGCGGTCGCGCGAACCAAACGCTGAATGACGGTTCATGGTGGCATTTCTTCATTATCAAAAAAAGCGACGGCACCGTCGACGCAGGGTTCGACAGCGCGTTGATTCCGACGCAGCTTCTTACCGACAGCGGGTACACATGGTATCGCCGGGTTGCTTCGGTGTACTACGTCGACAGCACGACGAAGGTGCGACCGTTCGTGCATGACCCGAACACCGGGTACTTCCTGCACCAACCCGGTTTCGTGACCGATACAGTATTGACGCTTGTGCAACCGCAACCAACTGTCACGACCTTCACGCTGGCCGATTGTGTACCGGCAGGTCTTTCGTTGCCTGCGCGATTGTTTATCAATCATTGGCACACGACCGCAGGGTCGCAGCTTCGTTTGTGGGATGGTGTTGCGGGCGCAGGTATTGCGGCAACTTCGCAGCGGTACACTTCGTTCAACTATAACCCGACTGAAATTCTGTCGTTCCTTGTCGACCTTGTGACCGACACTTCGCAGCGGGTGTACATGACTGAATATCTCGCGGGTACTGCCTGCAACGTCGGCTTGTATTGTGCGGGGTACTTCGACCGTCGTATCATCTAGTCGCAGGGGGAACGCTTGACAGTCGAGCAACACGGGCACCCGGAATACGCAACCGCGCGCGACCTGAACGGCGTTGGGGGGAAGGTCGAAGCTATGGGCGAACGCGTCGCAGTCAATACGGAACGCAGCAAGACGAACAAAGAGCAAATCACCGAACTGTTCGAACTGCACCGCGACACCGAACGGCAGGTCGGCAAGGTTTCCGAATCTGTCGTCAAGATACGAACCCAAGTCACAATCGCCGTCGCTGTGATTGTGTTTGTTCTGAACCTTGTATCGAAGTTGCTTGAAAAACTTTTCTAGGGGGTGACCTATGTTTGACCCGCGTGCATTGGGAATCGCGAAGTTCGGTCGCAACGCCGACGTTGATGCTGCCGAAGATATTTGGTCGTTGGGCGGCACGTACACCTTCGCGTCGAGTGCTGAAACGCTGTACATATCGAGCGACACAGGCGGCGACACAAAGAACGTCACCGTTGTCGGTCTTAACGCTGACGGGTTGGAAGTCAGCGACACGAAAGCGCTGAACGGTCAGTCGGGCGTTGCGCTCGCGGGTACATGGTTGCGCGTGTACCGGGCGTATATCAGCGATACGGCACTGCCGACCGGCGATGTGTACGTCGGTACCGAAGCTGCGCCGACAGGCGGTGTACCCGCGCTTGCGAACACTCGCGCACATATCGCCGCTGCGGTCGGTCAGACCTTGCAGGCAATTACGACGGTACCGGCGCAGGTCGGCAACCGCACGATCCGTCGCGGGTTCATCGCCGACATGCTGTTGACGGTGCTGCCGGGTTCGCCGTCAGGTGTGCAAGTCGAATTCAGCTTGTACGCGCGTTCGCCGGGCGGTGTCTTCACGTCGAAGTCGTCGCTTGGCTTGACCGATACAGCGCCGACCCTGTACCGCCCGTTCCCGAAGGCGATTGAACTTGTACCGCTGACCGACGTGAAGCTGCGTGTTGATTCGGTGTCTGCGGCGAACACGAAGGTGTCGGGCGAATTCGCAATCTTCTATGACAGGTGACGACCAATGTGCGAGCGCATCGAGTATTACGCACCGCGACACTTCAAGGCATACGAATTCGTACCGCCCGAAGTGTACGCTGAATTGGGGCGCGATGCGCTGCACTTCCTTGTCGACGTTCGTACGCTTATCACCGCCGACCAACTGCGCGACTTCTTCGGTGTGCCTGTGCTAATCAATGATTGGTATTGGAAGAAGAAGCAAGGTGTGCCGTCGCGCAAATGGAAGACGCAACGCGGGTACCGCCCGCCGAATTCACGCACCGGCGCACGATGGAGTCAACACCGATTCGGGCGCGCGCTCGATGCAACTGTCGTCGGCGTGTCGGCAACCGAAGTTCGCGACATCGTCGTCAATCACTCTTCGGTGTTTCCGTATGTCACCCGCGTCGAAGATAAGGTGAATTGGCTGCACGCCGATTGCGCGAACGTCTTTCATCACGGCATTCAACTGTTCAAACCGTGAAGGGGTCACCATGTCATACGCGATAGACACGATACCGTACCCGCACCTGCGCGCGCTTGACCGCGTCGTGTGTGGCGGTCGCGGTTTCGTCGCATGGCGCATACGTCGACGCACCGCAGGGTTCAGGCGGCAGTTCGACAAACACGTTGCAACGCATACCGGGTTGTTGGTCGACTTTCACGGTCAGCTATTGATTGCGGAAATGCTGACCGATGGGTTGTCAATCGATACGCTTGAACGTTACTTGTCGCAGCGGTCGCGGTACATCATATCGTTCAGACGTTCGCCGGTCTTCGACGACGAAGACAAGCGCGAGCGCGCGCAGGCGATTATCGCGTACGTCTATCGCGAACGTTTGAACATGGCAGAGTACGACCGGCGCGGCGTGTTTTCATTTGTCAATAAGACGTTCAGGCAAGACCCGCACAAATGGTATTGCAGCGAATTCGATTGTGCGTTGACCGCGAAGTTCGGTTGCACGTACCCGCACAGCTTCAACGTTCGACCCGACCCGAACCAGTCGAACCCGATTGGGTTGCAGGTCGGCAGCGTGTCACCGCATGACTTGCAGGTGTGCGGCGGCAGTTGGCGAACACTCACCGACGACGACTTCGGAACCTAGCGCAGAACTGCGGGCGTTGCTCGTTGCTTCTGTCTCCGGGGGCGGCATTCCGAAAGGGGTGCCGCTCTTTATTTGGGCCTGCCTGCGGGCGCGCTGACAGGGCGCGAATACCTGCGGGGGTACTCTGACAGGGGTACCGGGCCTGCCTGCCCGCAAACCGCCTTAAAATGCGCCGTACGTGCAAGGGTATATCTGTATTGCGTTCGTATGGCGTTCTGACGATACTGTGATTATGCCGAAACATAATTGCCGTTTCTGGCTCAAAAACGCCAACTATGTAAAAATAACGCGAATCGCTTATTTTCTTGTTGAATTTTCGCCGGGCGCGTCGTATTATATGATTGTAACGGGAACGAACAATCAACAGAAAGGGCGACAGAATGAACGTAGCAAAGACAATCATCGAACAGTTGGGCGGCGGGCGGTTCGCTGCAATGACGGGCGCGCGCAACTTCGTCGCGCTGTCGGCAGCGTTCAACGGCGAAGACGGTGTACAGTTCAGCATTGGCCGCAACGCAAAGCGCGTCAACAAGGTCGTTGTGACGCTGAACGGTCGCGACCTGTACGACGTGCGGTTCTGGAACGTGACCCGCGCACGCTGCACGCAGGTCGCAGAGTACAACGACGTGTATTGCGACAGCCTGCGTACGGTCTTCGAATCAGCGACGGGAATGTACACAAGCTTCTAACCATCACGACGGCGGGCGCGCAAGCGCCCGCCACAATCGAAAGGGGTAC